AGTTGTAGCAGCAACTGTTACAACCTGACCTGTTCCGAGGCCGTGAGCAACTGCTGTAGTAATTGTTACTACGTTAGATGTCAAAGCAACGTTGGTGATAGCAACTGTAGGTGTGATACCTGTTGACAGCTTTAGACCGTTTAGGACACGTGGTGTCTCAACGATGAAAGCGCCTTCGATAACGCCTACTGCACCAGCAACGAACGGTGTACGCTCAACGTACTTTGTTAGTTCCTGGAATCCACCTGTACCAGTTTCAGCGCGAAGATCGGCTGACTGACGTGGGTGTAGGTATGCAGCATATAGTTCACCCATACGAGGCAATGCCTTGTTTGTGCGTAGTGATACAACAGCGTTACGGATATCCGCAACTGTCATTGTGTCTACTGGTAGAACTGTTGCTGATGATGTTGGAGCAGTTCCTGATGGACCGTTTGAGTAGATCACGTTAGTTCCTGCTGAGAGGACCTGACCTACTACGTTGTCAATTGAGTCTGCTGCGTTGTAAGCGATGATGTCAGCAAGTGCTGAATCAACGTCGTTGAAAGAAGTTAGGTTTAGCTTCTTTGTTGTTGTAACTGCTGAACCGTATTCGTTCAGTGTTACTGTAACCTGTGATGGGTTACCTAGTGCAATGCTTGAAACATCTGAAGTTTCTGTCAATGTAGAAGTAGCTTGTGCCAAATCTGAGTAGATTGAGAAAACAACTGATGATCCTGGCATTGCCTGCTGTACTGGCTTAACATCTGCAAGTGAGCGCATAACAGGAATGGAGCGAAGCGCCATTCTTACATACTGATCGTATGCTGCCTGCACAAGTGCGGTGATGTTACCAGTACTGGTAGGGGTACCTGTTGGGATAGCCATTTGTGGTCTAGCCTTTCTTGTTTAGGATCGGATTAGAGTCCAGACATTCTGATAACTTCATCCAATTCTTCTTTGCTGTTAGCGTTCATAAGTTTTTGCATAATGTCTCCGTTATGTTCTGGTGAAACACCAGAGTCTGCGGAGTTTGTCATACGCTTGTATGCTGCAGCATCGTTTGGATTTATGTTAGGTGTTGCCTGGGTTTGGCCTGTTTCAATACCGAATACATCGGCATAATCTTCAAGCCATTTAGATACAGACTCTTCAGTTGGGTCTATATCCTGTGGGATAAATGAAGCAATTTTGCTGTTTACCCCGCGACTTGCGAGGGCATCCTTTATTGCTCGTTCGCGCTGCGCTTTGTTAAGTCCATCGAACTGAGCACGAAGCTCTTGTAGTTCTTTGTCCTTCTGCTTAGACGCTTTGCGTAGTTGCTTTACTAGATCGTTTGATGAGTCATCTGTTGTGAAGTCGTCATCATCCTCGTAGTCGTAATTGGACATAGTGGTCCTTCTCCCTATTAGTTGTTGGCGCAGGCCTCATATTCGTTTGGGGAAACGGTATGGCTCCTACTCCTGGTCTTGTTATCGCTCCACTAGGCCAGTCGTTCTAGTGGCAGGCTTTTTATTTAGTAAGCGCCAGCACGATCTCGTGCTAAGGCTCCACTTGTTACACCAGATTGACCGCCAAAGGCAGCTGTTTCTAGTGATGTCAACTTCTTGCGCTGCTTCTCTGCTTCTGTCTTTCCAGCAAGTCCAAAGACCTCTTGTTCTGCTGTTGTCTGTGTGTATGGATTTTCTCCATAGATAGATGCAAGTTGTGAACCACGTTGTAGTCCACCGGCAATAGTTCCAAATCCTTGTTGTGCTTGTGCCTTGGTAATACCTGCAGCACCTAGTTGCTCAGCACGTGTTACGCCAGTCTGGAGTCCTGCTTGTGTAGCAGCTCCACCAATTTCAGCTGCAGTTACCTTGCGCTTAATTGAGTCAAGTCCCTTAGTAGGATCAAGTGTATAAGCCAAGATATCGCCGTTGTTAATATCTGGGTAGAACGCCTTAAGAGATGCAAGCACCTCTGGGTTAGCGTTCATCACACGATTCTGTGCAGTCATAACACGATCTTCTAGTTCTGCTGCGGATACATCGTTAGCAATAAACTTATTAAATCCTTCTTGGACTCCCATATCACCACGTGTGTAATACTCTGGTGGTAATCCATAGTTACGCATAATGTTCTGATACTGGTCCTCAAGACCTAGATACTCAGCCTCTGATATAGCAGTAAGACCTTTTTGAACACGTGCTGCGTTAGCGGCAAAGCGCTTTTGATAAGCAGGTGTCTCACGCAACTTAATTGTAAACTCTGCAGGTGAAGCACCTGAAGTAATCAATCCCTTAAGCGGTTCAACTAAAGCACCAAGTCCATACTGGTTAAATTCCTGAAATAATAAGTCAAATGCAGACTGTCTTTCTACTTTGTTCTGGTCTGCAATCAGTCGTGCTTGAGCACCGCTATCACGAAGACCTGTCTCATAATCTACAAACGCTTGTTGGTCTGTAAATGTTTGGCCATCTGATGCTGTGTAAACCTTTGCTTGTGTTTCTGGTTTTGCAGAAACAGCACTAGTAGAAACAGTACTTGCACTAGAGCCAGGAACATTGCTTCCAGGAACTCCAAGTAATCCACCTTTTGCTGTAAATGATTTAAGAGCTGCGGTAGTTCTTGCTGCTTCTTGAGCAATAGGTGATGATGCAAGACGTGCAGCAGTTACCTGCTGAGCACGTGTCATAGTAGGAGCAGGTGCAGGTACAGGCGCAGGAGTAGGTGCAGTATTACGCATTGCTTGTATCTTGGTTTGCTCATCTACAACTTTAGAGTTGAATGAACCGCTTTGTGGGTCACGTGCCATTTATTTACCCCTGGAATCCAAAGTCCTGAAGGACTCTAAGTGCTGCATTGGAAACTTCTTCTTTAGCAGCACTTGTGTACTGCCAGCGATTATCTTGACGAAGTGCTTTCTTGAAATCGTACAGGTTCATATCACCCTTATCGGTAATAGCCATACGAAGAGTGCTGTCATTAAGGTCAATTTGGTTAGGATCTATTTCAAGAACAGATGCCATTGTCTGACGGTATGGTGCATAGATGTTTTCTAGGTCATATCCCTGACCAAGTAGATCACGCACGTACTGTGGCTGACCTTGTGCTGCAAGCATACGAGCATCTTGTGCTACACGGTTGATATCAATATCACCGTTAGCAAGACCACGTAGTACCGCTGTTTCGAGATCTCCACCTGCAGTAACTGCAGAGATGTTTGGCAAGATGTCCTTAAGGCTAAAGCCATTAGCCTTAGCAATACCTTGTAATGTCTGGTAGTTTTGTAGAGCCTGACCACTAAAACCAGTTTGCTTTCCACCTAAACCTGTACCAACAATACTTGTTGTCTTGCCAATGAATGGCGTAATAAGAGCATTGATTGCTAGTGGGTCATCATCTAAGAAACCATCGTAAATCTTTTGAGCAACAGACTGTGCCTGTTCGTCAGTAAGGGTAACACCTGCAATCTCTTTTGCTTTGGCCTTAACTGAACGCATTTGTTTAGAAAGATATAAACCGTAGTCAGACTTAGATACGTCTTCTCCGGCTGCTTTAAGTTCATCATACTTGGCACGGTCAACAATACGAGTACGTATAGCTGATGAATTCTTTTGCCACCAAGGAGTTAGTTCAGCAGCTGCTAAGAACTTCTTATTATCCCAGCCTTCTTTAACTGCTTTGACTAGAAGGTCGCCAAGTTTCTTGTCTAACTTAAAGATGTAATCTGGTAGGTCATACCAGAACTCTGTCTTTGCAAGTAAGGTATCAAGAGGAGTTTCAGCAACAGGAGGCGTTACGCCATCAGTTCCAGTCATAGATGCTTCATCTGCTTTACGGAATGTGCCTACGTTAAAGTTAGATGGGACTGCTTGACCTGCACCGCCTGTAGTGCCACCACCTGTTGCACCGCCACCACCTGTTGTACCGCCACCTGTTGTGCCACCGCCAGTAGTTCCTGTGCTTGGTCTAGTAGCAGGTGTCGTGGTAGTTGCAGGTGCTGGTTCAGGAGCAGGTGCTGGTCTTTGTGCTTGAGTGCCAGTAGGAGCACCTGTTGCACTGGATTTAGGTCCAGTTGGTCCAAGAGCACCTGGAAATTTAATAGTTGTAATTTCTTTTTTCAAAGAATTAAACTGACCTGAAAGTCCATCAAAAATACTTTTTTCAGTTGATGTTAACTTTTCACCTTTAGCTAATTTCTTAATGTAGGGGGCAAGACGTGTATTGATATAATCTAATCTAGCTTGGTATTCATTTATCTTATTCTTCATAGCTAAGCCTGAAGCCTTAGCTGCTTTGCTAGCATTTGCAGCTGCTGCTGCATCTGCTGCCGTCTTTGCAATTAAAGCAAGACGCTTTTTTTCTTCAGCAATTTGCTGTTCAACAGTTTTAGCCACTAGCGACCACCGCCCAATGCGTTCATAAATGTCTCATAGAATCCAAGGACCTTATTGGCTTTGGCCTCATCTGTTCCAGATATCTTATCTATTAGATACTGCTGTTCGTTAATACCACCAGTTGTTTGTGATGTCTGGTTTGTCCCAGAACTTGTGTACTTTGTAACAGTTGGTGCCTTCTTTTGTGCCGCTTGTAAAGATGCTGTGTACTTCTTAAGTTCAGCTGTAGTTGCCTTGCGACCAAGAGTGTCTTGAATAATTGATTCAATAAGAGCTGCTGCTTCTGTCGTATTTGAGATACGAGTTGCTTTAGATACACCAGATGTTGGTCCACCTGAACCACCGCCCGATCCACCTACACCACCTAAAGAGATAGATTCTTGTAGAAACTCATCGCGTCCCATAGGACGCACTGTGCTAATAGATAGGCGATCTTCTTCAGCCTTAGTAAATGCTTTCTGTAAAGCAGGTGTGTACTTGTCAGTAATCTTGCCCTTGTAGTATCCAGCAGCCTTAAGTAGTTTTGAATAACCTGTAATAAGTGCTGGACTCTTAGCAATTACTGAGAGAAACTGTGTGTAGTCAGATTGAGAAGTTGTTGTTCCAGCAGGTGCAGGAGCACCTGTTGGCATTGGAGCTGCAGAAGCACGTGCTTGATCTGGTGTTCTTGCTACCAATTTAGTCTCCTAACAATCTACCAAAGAGTACGTTGTATGCACTCAGTGTGTTCTCGTTGTATTGTGAAAGTTCACGCATCTTGATAATGGTCTCTTCTTTGTTCATAGTAACAAGGAACTGGCTACCGCCAATACCTTCAAACTGGTCTTTAGTTGCCTTGTATGAGTTGTAAAGGTCCATCATCTGACGCAACTTCTTTGCTGTGTCAGGTGCTGCCTTGTATGCAGCCTTTTCATCAAGCATTTTTTGTAGGTCATTGAGTGCTTTCATACGCTCAATAGCCTTCTTGCCACCCTGTGCTAGTTCTTCCTGAACTAATGGACGGCCTGCCTTGAATACTGTTGCCCAATCTGTGAACTCTTTACGAAGTTGTGAGCGCTCAAAATCTGTACCTACAGACTTGAGGTTTTCTTCGTATGCGTTCTTCTTTTCGTAGTAAGTCTGCATATCTGCTGCAGTCTGTACCTCACGCATAAAGTCAGCGACTGTCTTATTCTTACGAAGACCCATATCAGTCATAGTCTTGTACGCATCCCAAGAATAACCAGCCTTGTGAGGGATTAAGAACGCCGCACCCTGTGGATAAGACTTGAATAGTTCTTGGTTGGTGTCAACAAAGTCACCAGATTCTTGTGCATAACGGAAGTACGCAACAGTTGAACGGTCTGATTCAGAGACAGTAAATGGCATCTGATCTGGGTAACGCTTTACCCATTCAGTCATTGCTGTATCGTAATCACCATACTTATCTAGTAGTCCGTACCAGGTTTGCTTGAATGATGCTTCACCATTGTCGCGTACCCAGTCAGCCATCTCAGACTTGAGCTGAACCTGCGCTGTAGCAGGTGCAGTAAAGCCATAAACAACACGCATACCTAGGATACCTAGTGTGGTGTTCTTAAGACGTACACGGTAATCCTCTAGTTCAGCTGCGCTAAATGGGATTGGTACTTCTTGTCCGTTAACTGTCTCATACTTTTGTACAAGTCCGTGTCCACCTGCTTCAAGATATGTCATAGCCTTACGCATTGCTGATGCGTACTGACCATCACGCTCATCTTGGTTCATTGCACTGTAGATACGGTTAACGTGTGCTGGTAAGAACGATGAAACCATTGGTTGGTCCTGTGCGTACTTACCTAAAAGTGTAGTTGTGATGCGATCTGCTGCACCTGGATTAAAGATACCTACAAGGTTAGATGCAACCTTGATTGAGAAACCAGATAATGGTCCTGCAAGGGTAGGAATTGCTGACTCTGGGTTCAAAGATGGTGTAATCATCTTCAACTTAGCGCCAAACTCCACCGGAAATGGTGTCTTAAACTCTGCTGGTACACCCAACGCCTGCATTGCAGCTTGAACTGCCTTGTAAACGTACTGTGTACCAGGATAGATGAAGTATGGCTCACCCTGATCGTCTTGTTGTACCCATCCTGAGTGGGTTACACCCTCATAAGTAAGGCTTGCCTTGACAATAGCCTCTGGGTTGTAGCGCACAACGCGATACATACGGCGATAGAAGTCTTCAGTAGCACGATAGAAGCGTGCAAAGTTACGAATTGAGAAAGCCAACTGTGTCTGCACTGCAGGATTGTCAACGTATGCCAATGTCTGCAAGCGTGCTCGGTCTTCTACAATCTCTGCTAGCTTTGTGCGAGCATTTAACTCTGCCTTAGCAAGTGCTGCTGGATCTGTGATGCCTCTTTGATATGAAGCAATGAAAGCCTTTTCAAATCCAGACTCATCAAACTGCTTACGCATCTTAATCATCTCAGATAGAACCATAGGTTCACGAGACAAACGTGCGTTAGCCTCACCTAACCAGTCCCAACCCCATTCCATAATGGATGTGGTGTAGTTTCCAGTATCAGAGATAGGAACTAACTGTGGTCCAACGATATACTCTGGTACATCATCAATGTTCTTAGGTAGATCATCAAGACCTAACTTACCAGTGATGCGGTATTCGCCAGTTTCAGGGTCAAGAGTACGTACCTTAGATAGCAAGTCTTGATTGATCTTGCCATCCTTCTTTACAAAGAGTTGTTTTGCTGCATCATAGATGCGCTTGGCGTGTTCTTCAGTACTGATGCCACGCTCTTCCATACGAAATGCTGCAGCTTGCTTGGCATTTGCTGGGTCATTAAGCCAAGTTGCAATCTTAAGGATTGCATCTGCTGCCTCATCTGCATCATCTGAGAGGTTAGCAACTGCAATACCGCCAAGTTTGTCGTTTGCATAGTACCCAATACGCATTGCCCAAGCAACCTGAGTTGCTTCGTTAGCAAGCGGTGCCATAGTTGTATAAGCCTTAGCACCTTTAGCACGAGCAAACTTACCTTTTGGTAGGTTGTAACTTAGCTCTGCTGTGCGAACATTGTTCTTGCGTGCAAAGTTAACGGTACGTGTAAATGTGTCAACACCAGTAAAGGAGTTCTTGCCACCTTCAACAACATCCATAAGAGCGTTGTCTAGGTCACCGTAAAGAATTTGCTCTTGCAAGTACTTACGATCAGCTTCAGTAAACTTACCTAGACCTGTTTGGTCATAGAAACGAGCAAGTTTGCCTTCATTCAAAGCCTCTGCAGTAATTTGACGAATCTTAACTACATCGCCTTCTGCTGCTGCAATAGCCTGTGTGTAGTGCTCAGCTTCTTTTCTATTAACAAAGCGAATAACTCCACCTAGTGGATTTTCTGCTGCTTTGCCTAGGGTAGTTAAACCTTCTTCTACTTGGCGTGCTGTACGCAAGCGAGTTGATAGGCTACGTGCTTTAATCAAACCAAATGGTGATTCACCAATTGCAAGGTGGACCATTAAATCTTCTGTTGCGTTACGGATAGCATAACGAGGACCAGCAAGTGTTAAGAAAGACCAGGCAGATGTCATCTTCTCAACCCAGTTAGAGTGAGCAAGACCTGCTATTTGCTGGATAAGACCAGAGCGTGATGCAGCACGGTCAATATCACGAACACTAAGTACAGATACATAATCTGAAAGGTCAGAAAGAATAAGACCAACTTGCTCGCCATCTGGCAATGCTGCTGGATTGTATCCAGTACGTGGGTCTGTTGTAGCAAATTCACGCTTAACAGGTCTATCAAGTTGATCTGCAACGGTTTTGCCTTCTTTTGTTACATTCAACCCGCGAATATCAGCGATAGTTGATTGTAAACCGTAAAAGATTTCTTTCTTGCGTCCTACTTCAGAGCCATCAAAGGCTTGTGCAATTAACTTAGATTCATTCTTTGGGAGAACCAAGCGTGCATAGCGATAAACTAATGATGCAGCATCCTTGGATGTAACATCAAATAGATCATCTTCAAAGAAAGGAACTTGTGAGAACTTGGCCTTGAAGCGGTCAATGCGGTACTGAATTTGTGCCGTAGAAAAGCGTGCTGTTCCCTTAGCGTTACGGTTAGCCTTAACTGTGTTGACGATAGTTTCTCGACCATCAATGATTGCCTTAGCAATGCCATCATCAGTTGTTGCTCCACCGAAGTAAAGGTCATCTACAAATCTAGGACCAATTCTATCTAGGTTAAAAACTCTATTAGCTGTAGTAACAGTAGTTATACGAGCCTTACGTGCTGCATCTAAACGTGGAATCATTACACGCTTGCGACCAATCTGGCCCTTCAACATCTCTTCTAACTGCTTAGCGTTCTCAAAGAAACCCTTAGCGCTTAGTGCATCTGTAATAGGAACAGCATCATCGGCTGTGTTAATAAATGATCTAATTACTGGATCACCAAACTCAGGAGCAAGAGTTGTAAGACGCTTTTTAATTTCAACTGCTGTCTGTGTTGCACCTTCATCAATAGCCTTCTTATAGGCTGCAAGCTCTGCGCCATATTGGTTCCAAAAGTTTGCAACCTGTGGACGTGCAAACACTTCAGCAACCTTACCGCCACCGACAACAACGTCTAGTGAGTAACGAGATACATCTATAAGACGCTTTACCTTACCACCAATGATTGTTGGATCTGCAAAGATGCGGTATGCAGCATCAACTGCACCGGAAACTGAACGATAGAAAAATCCTGAACCTTCAAGTTGTTCTGGCGTAACAAGGTTTGCTATCTGGCGACCAGGAGAATACTTAGCAGCTTGTGCTGCATCTAGTGCATCTTGAAACAAGTCATCTTTGTTTTGTGCAGCCATTGCTGCAATTTGCTTTTGTACATCTGTACCAGATGAAGCAATATCACTTAACTTCTCACCAGCTGCAACTCGCATTGCAACCTGCATACGATCATTGCCAAACTTAGCACTAGCGTTTTGAATACGACCTGGGTTAAATACCTTATCGCCCTTATCGTTGGCAGTAGTCCAGGCATCGCCGATGCTCTTGCCTTCCATAACAGCAATAGCACCAGTACGATAAGCACGGGTCATAAAATCAGATGCTTCAACAATACCTTTGTAAGCAAGCGTTAAAGGATTATAGCTAGCAGCGTAGTGGAAAGTAGTACCCAACCAGCCACGTTGTGGCTTAGTAACAGGATCTTCTTCGCCAGCTACGCGTCTTAGCGCTGCTTGCTGGTCAGGAGTCTTTTGTGCATAAGCCTGCTGTGCAGTTCTTTGCGGAAGATTGGAAAGTTCACGGTGAACAGATAGAGTCTTGCTAAGAGCTTCTATCTCTTTTCGTTCTGCAGGTGTTAAACCTGCAGCTGCAGCGGCTGCTTTTAGATTGTCAGCCAATTAGTCACCTCGCGCAACGGCCTGCTGATACAAGATTGTAATAGAACCGTCTGTATCAAATGGCAACATCTTTGCTAATGTGTCTGAAGTCTTTGCTACTGCCTTTTGCATCATCAATACTTGTGATGGAGCACCATTTCCAATATCAATACCTGTTGTAATTGGTTCGCCTGGGCGAGTAGTTTCTGCAAATAATTCTGTTACTGGTGCTTGTGTTACAGCTTCGCGTATGTCTCCACCGCGAGCAGGGCGTACATCACCAGTCTTGGCTAGCGGAGCGCCAGACTTAATAGCCTGTGTCTCAACGCCTTCGCCGTATGAAGTAGAACCCATTTCTAATCTATCAGTACGAACTGCGTACTTGCCTGGACCTGATACGCCTGCCTTTGGGTTCATCGGTGCAGTTGTCATTTGTCCTCCTGTAATTTCTCTAAATCTGCTGTCATATCTTCCCAAGCCCTATTGGTTTGAGTAAGATGATTTGATTGATAAATTGCTAACTCCATTAGTTCACCTGTTAAGGTTTCAATAGATGAAGCTATGTTGTGTATAAAGCCTACGCCTACAACGACAAGATCGAGAAAGCGTACTGGACGAGGAATGTATTTATCATCTTTCATCGCCCAGTACACCTCTCATTAAAAAGTTATTATCCCTTTTTTACTGCGTTGCCACGACGGCCTGCTGGCATCATTGATGGAACTACCTTGCCACCTTTTGGCTTAGATGTGTCCTTCTTGCCTTCAGTTGGCTTTGACATTGGCGCTGCTGCGCGAGATCCCTTGTTCATATTTACACCTCCTCTGCTTAAGCTGCGCCGGTGATACCAGCGAGTAATTGGGCTATATCGGGTCTTTGACCAGCAGCAGGGGCCATACCACCTTGTTCTTGTGGAGGTTGCGCTGAGGCTGGGGCGGGGGCCGCTCCTGCTGCTGGAAGTTGTTGTTCCATACCTGGTGCCATTGGTGGCATCTCTGGGGCTGGAGGTAGTGGTTCTGGTGTAAATGCTTTTTCGATTGTGCTCTCTAGCGATTGGCCCTTTTGCCGACCTTGGATAACAGACGCAATGCGGGTGATAATCTCACTAGGGTCTTGGCCTTGCGCTGCAAGGGCCGGAATGGCTTGAGCATACTGAGCAACAGCCACGCGCAAAGAATCGCGCATTTCTTCGATATCAACACGTTGTTCCTCCTGCGTAACATTCAAGTCCATTGGAATCTCACGACGTACATAGTCACGAG